GCCTGCTTTGTCATGGCGCCCATAAACTCGTAAAGCTTATGTATGTTCTGGCGGTCTTTATGGCGATCCATAGCCATATAGGCGGCCCCGTTAGGTACGCGGAAAGTTAATTGCTGTACGGCGCCCTCTGCAAACCTTAGGTTATACACGATATTACCCGCGTCATCGATAACGGCGTCGCCGGTCATAATCTTGGTTATAATCCTTTTTTTCTGCTGCTCAAAGGACTCTTTGTCCTCCCCTGTCATGGAGTCGATATTCGCGTCAATATCCCACGCGGCCACAAATCTAGCGAACTCTTTATCCGCCATATCTTGCGATACGGTGCGGCTCGCCGCGTGTGGCTGCCATGGCTTTACTTCCTCGTCTCTCTTTTCATCCATCCTTAAACCTCCCTATTTAGATTTATTTATTGAGGCCCCTACCTGTCCGGTAGACTTATCGACCCGAACCGTAAATAGGGCGGGCTATAACTCCCTTACACTCGTAAGGGCCTCAAATTTTATTTACTGCTTAGTAAGTACCCCCGGCCCCATTAAGGAAACCGACGTAGTAGAGTTCTGCGAGCTCTTCTGCATTTCGCCGACTATCTGCGCCTCGCCCTGATATGACGCCCCGGACGCATACGTTATGACTACGGGGAAAAAGCTATTACCATTAGCCAGCCCCTGCAAGAACTCATGGTCCCCCTGGTCGTCGTCTGTGTCCAGAGTTAAACCGTCAAGGGAAAGAGGCATACGGGTTTTAATTATACGGGCCGTGCCGTCCCCGTTGGCCTGGACTTCATTTTCAAAGCCGCCCAGCTTACGCTGCGACTCGGCGTCGGCGGCGACCGAAAACGTACGCCCGTCGAGCGTGATTGATTCAATAGACCCACCTACTGACATAGTCTGTACCTCCTTTAATTTTTTAAGCTACTATCGGCTGCGTGCCGAAGTAAAAGCCGAAATTAAGATCGATTGAAATTATATTGCTATTACCGGAGAGCTGCACGGTTACCACAACGTCAAGCCTTTTCGGGTTCTGGCTGTTAATAGTCGCTGTTATGCTCGCTTTGGCCGTTTCCGGGTCGCTGATAATAGCATTTAGGCCCAGACTGTCAAGTAAGGCCGCTATAGCCGCTTTGGCAGTTTTCGGCTTTTTGGCCGCCCTGTTAGTAGTCGGCTGATTATCCGGGATAAGCGGCGCACCGTCCCACTCAGGCGTAACGAATATCAGGTCCAGGTTAAAAATGATATTCTGGAGCTTTATAATATCCGCCACGTACCTGTAAGCTGGGGTGGGATCTCCCGCCGGGTGGTAAAAAGTGACGGTATCCGAGAGGTATATAACGCCGCTTCTTACGTCAATAGTGGAGCTACCACCCTTGACAGCCGCGTCGCGGTCTGTAAAGCCCCACTGGTCGCCATCTGCCCCGGGCGTAAGGCCTGAGGCATCAAGGCTGCCATAATCGTAAGGTGGGTTACTGTTCGCCCTTACCGCTATCCTGGCAAGCTGACGGGCCGCCACAACGAACGGAAGGTCGACGCTGCCGGGTGCTACGAGCTGGGCGTTAACCCTGTCAGTCGTACGCGCGTCCGAGACTGTTATAGCGCTCGCTACGGTCGTGGCTGTATTACCCGTAAACACTATAAGCGGCTTTCTTACAAGCTCGCCCCAGCGTCCCTCGCCGAAAGTGCTATACGCATCGAGCGCGGTAGTGTCCGCTATCTCCATGCAGTTAAGTACCAGCGTCTCCCATACGTTACCTATGAGGTCCAGGGCGTCCTGTACGCTGGGGTTAGTAGCGCCGCCTACCGGCTGAGTAATAGCGAAACTTACGCCCGTATCAGTAGGCCCGACGACCTCTATATAGAGGTCATTACCGCTGGCGCCCTTCCACTTGGCGGTAAGGTCTACCTGGGTAACGCTGTCCGTAGCGTCCATCGGCATATTAAGTTCCGAATCGATCGCGGCGGTTATGGCCGTTACAATAGCGGCAACGGTATCGCCTACCGCTACCGAAAAGGCGCCCGACACTAGGTTATTGATCTTGACGGTAAAAGAGCCCGCCTTAGTTACCGCCCCAGACGGCGTAATATCGCCCGCGGCTGCTACGCCTGCGCCGTCATCATCAAGCGGGTAAAACGTTACGGGGGTATCGCCCACTCCGTCGCCGTTCGGCGGTAAGAGCTGCAGCGCCGCAAGATGGAGTGGCGACCCAAAGCCGTAGGTACTTCCCACCGAAAAAGCGCTCGTATGCTGCGCCTTATCGTTAGAATATACGGTCCCGGTAGCCCCCTGCCCTATTACCGCGATCCTCTGCGGCAAAAAAGCGACGTTTCCCTTCCTTAAATTTTTGAACTCTGTATCAATACCGACTACCCGCGCAATAGCGCTCGCACTTACTGGCATATCATACCCTCCTTATGTGTAATCGTAATTAGTAGCCAGGACTACCTGGCCGTCTTCTGTTCGTTTCACTTGCACCGTTAAAAGATCTAAAGTCTCCGGTGTAACCTGCGGCGAAAATTCGTTAAAATCAGCCCTCAGAGATAACCGCGCGCCCACTATATGCTGTACGGGGTGGTTATCTATTTGCGGCTGGAATACTGTTATGCTTTGCGGCCATCTACGCCACACGGTCCCTTGTAGCCCTAAATACGTGTAGGTAGCCGCCATAAGTATATTACGTACCAGACGTACGGCTCTATGCGCCCCCAGGGCCGCGCTTTCGTCGCCGGGGTCGTGCCCTTCCGACGCGTTATCCGCCGTTATGCCCAGCCCGTAGCAGTCCAGCGTAAAAGTGCCCTCGTGTAATTGTCTTTCGACTACGTTACCCTTATTCATGGGGAAGCCGCCCGTATCATAGCGCACGTTAACTATGGGGCTGCTGTCAAAATCTACGGACATGGGGTCCGGGTCGCGCCACTCTTCCAGCGGGTTAGCGCGTTCTGAATATATGCGAAGTTTCCATAAGTTCGGATCTTTACCCGCTGCCGTTGCCAGTGTCATCTGGCTATCTACTTCCAGCGCCAGTAAAGCCGCTATCTGGTCGCGGACTATCTCGAAAGTGTCTTGCTTATCTATAAGCGCGTCAATCATTATATAGTTCCAGCATACAAGTAATTACGCCTAGCGTTCTGTCGGGGTGGCCGTTCTGTACTTTAAAAGTATACGCCTGCCCGTTAAGGTCGGTAAACTCCACAAGCCATGGCTTTTTTAGCTTATTCGCTACAGCCGTGGGTAACGTTGCGAAACTCGCCAGAACTGTAGATATTCTCAGCGCTACCGAGGCCGAGCGCCCCGTTATGGCCGTGCCCGTATCCGGGTCTATAACGAAAGCTATATCATTGGAAAACCCTGTTATATTAACAGACTTACCGTCCGGGTCTGTTAATATAAGAGAGTAGCCGAAGCCGGTAGCGGAGTCCTCTAAGATCCCCGCTAGGTCGGCCTCGGCTGATTCCCTTAAACCCATGCTACTTGACTTCTACTACCACTTTTTTATCTACGAGGGCCGCCAGTGCGGCTTTACCGTCCTCGCCGAAATATTCCGGCTGGACTCTGTCGCCCTCGTGGACTTCCCGTCCTTTGGCTGCGCCGGAAAGCATACCCTTTTTACAGGTTACAGCTTTACCAGGGGCCACGTAAAAGCCCGCTTTTTCCGCGGCCTCTTTGTCAGCTTTCTCTTTGGCCCTGCGCTCCCTCTGTCTCTCTGCCTCTTTGGCTTTCTTCTCGGCCTCTGCTGCTGCCGTGTCCTCTGCCTCTTTGGCTTTCTTCTCTACGTCAGACATTACTAACCTCCCTTAAGTATTAAAGTCCAGTGTCCAGACAGCCGTAAGTGTCAATAGCCGTCGGTATCATAAGCGGCCTCGCTCCGGAGCCTACGAAAAGGTTTTCGCCCTGCTTATCCACCCATGCGTTGGTGAACAGGTCAATGCCTATCGCGCTGTCAGATATCCTCGCGGGGAGGAAAGGCAACACCCTGGAGTCAGGAGGTACTATACGTGGTATAGCTCCGTAAGTAGCATCAAAACGGCTGTTATCAGAGAGCATAATAACTTTAGCAGGATCTACAAAAGGGGTACTTACGCCAGTCTGAGGGTGCTTATACCTTCCGGTATAGGTCCATATCTCAAACTCGTAATTACCGATCCATATAGTGCCGTGAAATACTCCACCCTGGCCCCTCATTTGTGACGCTATTTCACCCCTGTTAGCCCTTCTACTATCAAGCTGCGCCTGTACGGCTGTATCCTGCATAAAAGAGTTAAAGGCAGTGCCGCCAAATATGAGCTTATTAGGGTTACCCAAACCGTCGCCGCGTATAACTTCGGCGAGAGCGTTAAGGTCGCCCAGCTTATCGTCGCCTACTTGATCCCAGGCAGTACCGGAGGTCGGGAAGTGCGTAGCTTTCGGGCTGTAATCAATAGTAAACAGAGACGCGCCGGTACTGTCGATCATTGTAGCCGTACCGGTCTGGAGCACCTGGGAGCACTGCAGTTCTATAGCCCTCCTTATTTTGTCGTCTGTTTTCCTGAAGATCCTAAAGGCCCTTACGATAGCATTAGCCTGGAAATTAGGGTCCTCGAAAGGATCTTGTCCGGCTTCACGCTTAATAAGGTCAAAAGCATTAAGCGCCCCGGCCTCTTTAAATACGGGAGCCTTAAGCTTTTTGTTTGTGTAGATATCCTCGGAGTTCATGCGGTAGCCCGCGCTAATATCCTGGATAACTATAGCGACGTCCTCCTCGCTCCTGATAATATCGATTTCTATTTCCTCAGCATTGTAAAAGTTCTGAGCCGGCGCCTGGAAAAAACCCGTTAAAAACAGGGTGGGGGACGCCATTTGAATATATGCGCGTATCATACGCAGCGTTGCTGTACTAGACATGGTCTCTTATACCTCCTTTCTCAATTATTGGTTATCCTGAATGTTAAGCTCCGTTACGCTTGTCGAAACAACCGTAAAGTTACGGAGCTGGTCAATAATAGCGTCGGTTATGTTACTGCCGTCGCCGTCCGCGTCTATGATAAGCTTTTCCCTGCGGACTCTTCCGCTTACCAGACTCCTTACAGCTACGTCACCCACGCCCGTTGCGCTCACTTCGTACGTGAGGATCTGGCTAGGTACTCCAACGCCTGCAGCTCCGCCGATAGCGAAGGGGAGGAGCTTACCGTTAGCAACTACAGCCACGGCGAACTTATCACCCGCCGCAAAGTCTGTCCCGCCCTCAGTTACTACGAGCTGGAGACCTGCCACGTTAAGAGTGGTTACGAGGCCCGCGCCCACTCTCAGAGTGAGATTGTCGGCGATAATGTTACCGTTAGGGTCTACGAGTTTGAATACCCCGCCATCTGCTACAGCGAAAGTACACTCGAAATTCCAGTTACCCGGTATAGGCACAACGTCAACGCCTACTACAGACGCCGCCACCGTACCGTTACCCGTGTTGCCGCCGTCTGGCGTTACCGTTATGGCCGTGTCTACGGCCTGCCTCGCAAGGAGAGTACCCGCCGCGAAAACGTCGGCCCCCGCAAAGGTTAATAGCTCGTCGTCATAGATAGGGTCGGAAAGTATAACCCCGCCCAAGTCGTTATTGGTTATTACTGGATCGCCCATTACTTAAGCCCTCCTTGCGCAGTAGTAGCCACACCGGTAAGCCTTTCGACTTCAGCGGCCACGAGATCCGCCTTAGCCACCGCCGCCGGTGCTGCCGAGTCGATATTCAAGTCGGGATTATCGCCCGCCCTGTCGACCGTCTCTTTTTTCTTGTTTCCAGCCGCCATATACTCGGCCTGTATAGATGCAGTGAAACCGGAGCCGTCCTTGATCGCTTTGGTAGCCGTATCCATGGCGCCGAAAGCTTCGCCCATGGTCATATGGGCCTGCACCCTGTCCCTTTCCGCCTTTACGCCCTCCTGCACGAGTTCTGCGTACAGTGCGGGGTTTTCGGCCTTTAACTCTTCTTTCGTCATACCTTTACCCTCCTTATTTTGGTCTTGTTTTGTGATTTTATCGCGGTATTTGTCAATATGCGCCTGCACTTTAGTACGGTCGGCTGCCGGTATCTGTACGCCACCCCTGGCACCCTGCATAGCTCCGTTAGCGGCGTTAACGCCATTACGTACGGCTTTTACGCTACCGTTTTCCACGTCTACAAAGGGGAGCTTATAGCTGCCGAAATTCTCGGGGGCCTCTGTATCGTACCAGAAAAAACCGTTTTTATAAGTGGCTGAGGGCGCCTCCGTAGATCCTGACTGCTCCCGCCATCTACGGACGGCTGCGGTAGAGTCCCAGGACTTCCCGCTTATAGGGTAGTCTTTAAAAGGCGGCGTAGCTCCTGCGCTTATTACGCCCTGATTGACTCCCGCTACTGTCGGGCCTGCAGTTACCGGCACCTTAAGTGCTCCCTCGGGGCCCTGCATAATTACCGGGCCGCTCGTATCGCCCACCACTTCGCTAGATATGGCGTCGATCATCTTACGGGCTTTAGCCTCCCGTGCGAGTAGCATAGACCCTTTACCGAAATTATTATTAACGTCCTCCACGGACACACCTCGGCCCCTCGCTATACCGCTTACAAAGAGGTCATGCAGTCCGTCAAGTTCTTTCTGTATGACGGAGCGCCCCTCCTCGGTCGTTACGTCGGGGTTTTTGTTCGGCGCTTTGGAGCTGGAGATTATAACCTCGTCGTCCTTGGTTCTAAAGGCGCCCATAATACCTATGCTGCCGACGCGGGACGCTTCATTTAATGCCAGGACTTTATCAGCCTGCGATATGAGCATATACGCCGCGCTGGCCGCCATATTAACTACTACACCATTAATGGGCTTTTCCGCTTTACGTATCGCCTCCATGGCCTGGAATAGACCGTCGATATGCCCTCCCGGACTATCAACGGACAGCGTTATACTTTTAACGTCGTCCGTTTGTTCGGCGATACTTAAGGCGCTTATAATCTCGGCGTAAGTAGTATTACCCCCACCGAACAGCATAGCCAATATACTAGGCGAGGCGGTCAGTACGCCCCGTACGGCTATTTCGGCCTTATCGCCCGCGATAGTCAATATGCGCGACTCACCGTCGCCGCCCATCCGGCCTGTAAAAGCCGTAAAGTGGGCCAACTGCTCGGCGCTGGGCTTAAATCCCGCCTGCTCTATACTTGTTAGTACCTTGCGTACTTCTGCCTCTAATAACCACATATTACCCTCCACTGTACCGTATTGTATGCTATAAAGCAATACTTTTTTTAAGTCTCTTTAAGTGTTGAGAACTCCGCCGAGTTTGCATCGGGCACGGTTATAGTCGTCTCGTACTTGAAGCTCCTATACTCAATTATAGCCCTGTACGACGACGTAGCGGGGTCGAGCGCACTACTGCGTATAACTTCCAGCTCCCAGTAGCCCGCCGCGTCCGAGGTCGTCTCCTTATTCCTTACTATCTTCTGCGTGTTGCTAAAAGTGGTATTATCCGTCTCCTGTATGTAGATTTTAGCACCCTCTACCGGGTCGCCTTTAACGTCAATTACGACTCCGTACACTACGCAAGTGTCCGGTTGCGTCGGGGCTGACGGCATTATAACGTCGCCCGTGTACGTATCCGTCGTAGCGCCCAGAACTACCAGCGCCTCCGGCACCGTGAAATTGACAAAGGCCTTGCGCAGTAATACCTGGTACGTGTCGTCGTCTAAGGCCACGATAAAATCACCGCCGGAGTCAGTTACCCCCGTGGCTATCGTTATAGTACCCGTGGCGTCTGCGATCCTTACGAATACGTCGGGAATAGGCGCCGCCAGGCCGTCCTGGACGTGAATAGTAACCGCGCTATTACCATCGGGTAGTACGGATGTAAGTATCTGGTTTAGCGTGTCCTGAGGCTTAGTAGACAGTATCGCTCCCGTATCTTCGTAGACCTTGGTGGCATCCTGGTCCTTAACGCGTATAAGCGCGTTATCGAAAAGCGTATCCGTGGTTAGTAGTGTAATCCAGAGTACGTCAGATACTACTGAGAGCTGCACGAGTGGTATATTAACATACGCGCCCCCGTCTTTTTGTATTTGGACATCGCCAAGGGCCAACGTAACGCCCACTAACCAGTCAGTAGCCCCGTAAGTTACAAACGGTAAGGGAAAAACTTTAGCCTCGCCCCGCGCAAGTGATACTATTTCCATTATGTAAGCCCCCTTCCTAAGCCTGTATTAAGGCCGCGGCCTAGTTTGCGAAATGATTTCAGCCCCGATATCTCTATGCCGTCCCCATTATTCCATAGCGTCGCTATTTCCGCCGGAGTTAGCCACGAATCATAAGTTAACACGTTGTCAATATATCCTTTAAATCTCTCCTGCGTTGCTAGATATGCCCCGATTCTCAAATAGTCGCCGGGGTCCCACCAACTACCGCTTAAAACTGGGCCTGTTATATCTTCCGCGCCACCGTCTATATTTATCCGCAGTCTATTACTGTTATCTCGACCAAAAATTAAAAAATGCCATATATCGTCTTTATAATTATTCACCGTTAAGACCTGTTGAACTGTCAAAACCGTATTTCTAACCAAGAACTGGAGATTAGCCGCGAGTCCATTGTACCTAACTGTCATAGCTCCGTTACCTTGCACGCCCAAAGAGTCTAACCTAACCCCTGCAATATTCCCGAAACTTTCCTGCGTTACATTTGGTTTAAACCATAAAGCGGTAGAAAAGGGTAGTGTTTCTATTAAATTAGTAGGGTTCTGCTGTGTAGCAAGGTCATCTATACCGTCAAAGAATAAAGAGTGACTACCTAATTTAGCCGTTATACTATACACGGCCCCACTCGGGAGCATAGTATTTCCACTTGCTTCATCTATGCCTGAGTTATTTAACTTATGATTATTGATTAAGGCCATTATCGGAGCCTTAAGCCCTTCTCGACTATACGCGCTTTAATCTGCGCCGCCGTGCTTGGCGCGGGTATATTGTCGATTTCAGTTTCCGAACCAGTTTGTGCGTCCCAGTGCTTAATTTTACCCGTGTCTTTCTCTATACGAACCTTTAACGGACTGTTCAGTTTGCCCGTTTGCGCTGCAGTAGAGTCGTCTAATATATAGCATATTGTTTCTTTGCACCCGAGGGAACCGTCCGGCCACACAAAGCCGGGTTCATCGTGGGGGCACTCATGTAACTTTATAACCGAGCCTATCTCAAATTCACCGAGGCCCTCAATTACTACCTGCGTAATGGCCTCGGCTATCTCTGTCCGCCCGGCGTCATCATTAAAACGTATTTGCCCTTGAATCCTAAAAAGTCCGCCCGAATCACGAATAACAGGCGCGTCATAGCCTAAAGCCCACACTTTACTATCAATGGCCGTGGGTAGACTCGCGGCCACTGTGCCGAGGGGCGCCTCCGTAGTGCTTATAATATCATATACGAGTGCTTTTTTCACTATTCAAACTCCAGAGACGTAAAACCCGCCAGCACGGGCGTGGTGCCAGACTGGGCCTGCGCATACAATACAAACATCTGCGAATTATTAGACTCCACATTCTGCGATATATACGAGTGCGCCGATATAATATCCGCTATATTTAGACTACTGCCGCCTGACCCGCCAACGCCGGGCGACGCCGGGACTATATCACCGTCCAGTATATGCTCGGGGTTACCCGTAACCGCGGTTATATTGGTGGAATACTCTACGCCACTATGTGGGCCTATATCCGTCCAGTTAGCCGTTATAGCTGTAGGGTCGTGCATGTGTGCTATTTCAAAAATAGTATTTGCACTCGCCGCGAAAATATGCCCGTCTAATACGCGCACAGTTCTACGATTCGGCTTACCGTTTAACGCATTTTTTAAGCGTACGGCGAGTACTGGCGCGCGCGTAGTGCCAACGGTTCTTATATTAACCCACCTGGTCGGGGTAGAAAATTCCGAACCTGGTAAAATAAAGCCGCCCTCGCTCTCGACGGAGCAACAAAGCTGTTTTAAAGTAGACGCCGAGGCCGTAACGCCCGTATTTTCAATATAGTAGCGTAAAGGTAGCGACGGCGTCGCAGTGTACGCTGTGGTTATTAAGTTCGCGTGCTTGAACTCGTGTGCGTAATAAATAAGGCCGTCAATATCAAAGCCCATGCGCACCCGACCTGCGCCTAACCATTGAAAGTCTATAACTAATATCTGTACCTTGGTAAAATCCAGCGTAATACCGCTGGGGCCGTTACCGTCTAAAGTGTCAAGGTTCCACTCGCTCTGTGCTTTTTTATTGTCGACGGGCGCCCCGCTGGTATTGCTGCGTATCAGCATGTACGGTGTAATACCGTTAAGCTCCAGGCCCATAGCGTTAAGGTCGTCGCCATATAGCCACTGCTGCTTTAAGTTCGCCTTAGGCGCGTTAAATACGCCCGTCATTTTTATAAATTGTGACTTACCAGGTACGTACGGGAAGTATCTATTTGTTTGATTGAAGGCTTTATCGCCGTTAGCCGTCCCTACAGATAACTCGACCACCGGTTCATTGGCCGCAAACGCTACCGCGCCGCCGCCAACGGTACGGCTGGACCAGTTACTTGCGTCCAGGCCGTGTAGCTGGTCATTCTGGAAAACGCCGAAGGGCTCAGAGGTCCGAACGCGGCTAAAGGCATCGATAGACGGAGAATCCGCCATTTTAATTTTAAAAGCCGCCCTTAAAAACGACGCTAAATATCGCATTAATCTTCCACCGCTAGCTTATAGCCTGGCGTCGTGGCCTTAACGTAGGTAGTCACATCTAAAGGCTGGAAAATCTGCTCGCCTTTGTTACCCCTGGTTAACTGCTCGGCGTACACGTCGGTAGGCGCATCATTGAAAAGGATCTTATTAGCCCCTGCGGTTATGGGTTCCGCTATGATAGTAAATAGCGCGGCCCTGCGCGACGCTACTTGCCACTCGGTAGTTACTTCAAACTCGCGGCGCGCCATCGTCCAGCCTGTCCGCTAAGTCGTCGAGTCTATCACCCAGCGTGGAACCGCCCATAGCTGATAGGCCCTCCGTAACCTCTTCCGTGGTCTTAAGGCCGAAACGCTCTTGCACTTCCAATAAAGGGACGAACGCGTCGGCCAGCATTTCGTTTTCTTTCTTAAGCCGCTTAACGTTCTTTGAAAACTTAGTGCCCGAGAGCTCACGGGCGGCCCTGTCGCTTGTTATCCAACCCTTTTTATTCATGCGGTCGTATCCGTCCACTTCTTTTTTAAGGTCTACGCTCGGCTTAATAGCCCCCGCCCAGTCGCTGGAGATCCACGCGCCATATATATCGTACTTGTTAGGGTCCTTACGGGCGTCAAGTAATCCGGGGGCCGATATCTTATTCCGCAGCACTTCGCTAATAAGCCACTCCTCGTATACGGGCTCGTTAAACTCCTCAGCCCTGAGTAGACGGCTCATATCCAAATACATTTTAAACTCGTTTACGGCCCCACGACTGGCGCTATAATTCGAGCTGAAAGCGAGCAAGTATATTTCCGGTGGTATCTCATTCGCCCACGCGAGCGCGTGCGCTATGCTGGCCTCAAAGGCCCCGAAGTTTATATTCGGGCGGCTCGTATCAAAGGACTTCGGCTCCTCACCCTCCTGCAGTTCGTCTATAACCATGCCTGGTATATGCCGGGAGACGTTAAACTTACGCGCCTTTGCGTCCGAGTCCGTGATAGTGGCCACGTCTCTACGCACAGCCCCGCCAGACAAGGGCCGCGTGCCGGGCTTATCGGTATTTTTAGTAACGTACAGGGCTACTATGGAATTAATGACGGCGGCGCGCTGTTCGGCGTCGCGGTATCTGTCAAGGTCTTTTAGTGACTGCAGGATTAAAGAGAGCATAGGCAGGCCCCGCACGTCATCGAGGCGACCGTCGGAACCATAGACAAGCCAGGAGAGTCTGCGGCCCGAACGTTCGCCCCTGGCCGGTACTCTCTTATAGGTACTATCTTTTTGACGCACCCAGTACGCAACCTGACGCCCGCGCCGGTCCTTTTCCACGCCATGCGTTATGGTGTTACCCACGCGGGGCGTTACTCCCATGGGAGTTTGGACCAGACCGCCGGAGACCAGCTCGACCTGAGGCAAGCCCGTAACCCCGGATACGTGCAGGATTACAAGCACGTCGCCAGCTACAAGAGCCTCGCGTCGTAAATCCCGGCTTAACTTCCCAAAGGTGCTACGCCCGTAATAGTCGCACAACTCGGGATTTTTTGCGTATATCTGGAAACGGTTTTCGGTATTCTCAGCCCAGTCATTACGCTCGTCGTCGTCCATGCCGAGAAATTCCCCCGGCGTGGCCTCGAGATTAAGTCCCGTATTTATTTCATTAGTTACGAGTCTGCGAATAAGACCGCGGGCGTATATATTATCATTGAAAAGCTGGGCGCTGCGATCCCGGAGGGTCCAGTAGTCTACTATTTGTAGCTGAGTAGTACCAAAGCCCCCGTAGAACTTATCGCCGTCAAAGTATGTGTAGTCCGCCGAGGCGGCCTGCTGCAGCGCCATGGGGAAAGGGTCGAGCTGGTCGAGAGTGATAACCGGCGGCCCCAGTGCTACAGGTTCCGGTTCGGGCTGGCGGCCCCATGTTCTGCCAAATAGTTTTACCATCCGGGTATCGCTATGCCTGCATTATTACCGTCTAAACGTGCTTGTAGCACACTGAGGCGGTTATATAGGGAGTCAAGACCGCTTTGCAGACTGGGGAGGTCAAGCTTAGTAACCGACTGTCGACTCTGCCCCGTATCTAACAAATATGACTGCGCGCCATTGGTAGTTATGGCCGTTATAGCGTCCTCGTAAAGCACTATCTGGGCTTTAGTCGCAGTTATACGCTCTTGTAAGAATACATAGTCCACAAGGGTATTATAACACAGCCCCCGAAGCTGTCAATAATTATTTTTGTGTCGGTCCGCCCTACTCCCAAAATAACCCCGTCTCGCACAGAGTCCAGAACTGCGCACGATCCAGGTAATCCAGTCCGAACTCGCGCTCGCATAGGTCCATGGCTACCATATCATGCGCCGCGCTGTTATATACCGTAAGGTCCCACGCGTGCGCGCCGGTTCCCACCCATACAAAGCCCAGGCGCTTGCCGGTCTTTGCGTCGATCTTTTCCTTTTTGGTCTCAATGGTGAGTTCCTTAAAGAACTGGTCCGGGTAGTCCTGCGGGAAATTAGGGTGCCAGTCGGGCTGTGGCCCCTGTCCGTCCCAGTCGCGCTTTAAGGCCGCGGCCAGGCGGTCTTTATAAATCGTGGTAGTAATATTATAGCCTATAGTCCCGGTGGCTGATTTAAACTCCGAAAACTCCCGAACGCGGGCGCCCTTTGTCGGTAATTCCGTACCGCGTATGGGGTATACGCCCAGGCTATATTCACCGCAGAAGCGGTGTACTGTGTCGGCGCTATACTGGGCGTCGATCAAAGTAAGCTGAACCCGGTAGCTCTTGCCGTCGTCGCCTTTATAGGTCTTATTCTCTATCAAGTCGCGTAGGTCCTGCCATGGCTGGGACTGCAGGTCCTCACCGGCGCCCTCGCCCTCCAGCTTTAGCCACTCGATACTGTAGAACCGTCCGCGCCTGCACCACCCTATAACCTGAACGTCTAAGTGCCGCTTATGGATGTCGACGGCGGCGGTAAGTAACAAGACGGGCGCGCCGGTCTCAGCTACGGCCAGCTTGTTAGGTACGTGTCCGGATACGTACGTCGCCCGGCGGTGTAATACCACACGCTCGAACTTTAGCGCCTCGCCCCTCATTTCAAACGGTAGGCCGAGTACGTTATTATAAAACTGCTGCAGGGCGTCCATGTCCCGCGCTTTATTAGCGTCTACGTCCCAGGCGTCCAGCCACTTACGTACCGAGGCGGTCCAGGTCTGCATGCCTACCGGAGAGTAGAGCGCGCTTATGTGATACGAGCGGCGGTCCGGGCTTACGGCTTTAGCTGTCGGCACCCACTCGCCGCGGGGGAGCATCCAGGCTTTATCATCGTTCACCATTTCACCCTGACAGTATTTACAGATATAGACTACAGAGTCCTCGATAAGCAGGCCGTCGTCGTCGCGCTCGAAATATATACCGTAGATAGTGCCGTCGTCGTTTACCCCCGTGAATCTAAGCTCCTGCTTTTCGTTACAGTGCTTACAAGGCACCATGTACTTACGCTGGTCGCCTTTCGTGTAGGCCTTAAGTATCTTACTTGTCTGGGATATGAGCGGCGTACTAATACGCAATATTTTACGGCTGGACTCATACGCCGCCGTACGATCTTCCGCCAGTTTACAGGGGTCCCCGTCTTTACCCACCGTGGGTGGGTATCCGTCTATCTCGTCCTCGAGTAAATAGCGTATGGATATGGAGCGTAGTTTCGTGGCGTTTTTAGCGCCGAAGGGCACGAGAAAGCCGCCGCCCTCCCACTCGATCTTTTTATCAGTCTTACCGGTCTTACGCGTGTTTTTCTCGTCGGCGGATTTTATAAGGTGGTCGAGGCCGCTGCAGTTAATCATGGGGGTAACGTACGACTCCATACGTAGCTGGGCGAGTTCGGCATCGGCGGTCAATAGCATCATAGGTGCGTTTTTGATATGATCGATCCCGTAACCTATAGTATTCTCAATCAACCCCACGGTTGCGCATATCTGTACGCCTTTCATAAAGTCGACCTCCCTGACGGGAGAGTGCGGCGCCATACAGTCTACAGGCTCTCGTAGATAGGGGGCCACATCGTAGGAGTAATAGCCTGGCATAGGCGTAACCTGTGGCGGCAAGTACCGGACAGTAGGCGCCCACTCGGAAGGATATAACAGGACGAGCTCGTCCGTGAGATTGTCGAACCGTTCGGCCAGCCACTCTTTACAGTCGGTTATGTAGGACTCGTCAAGCATTATTTCAGGAGACGTTTAGCCGTAGCCTTTAAACTCCGGAGCTGGTCGCTTATAAGATCCCGCGCCAGTTTCTCGCCGTCCTCCACACTTCCCCCGGCTTTAACTAGAGCATACAGTCGCCGTACAAGCGTTTTAGGTGTGTCGGAAAGGAGGCGGAGGTTAGCGGCCTCTATCGCTCCGAAAATATGCGTTTGTACAAGTTCCCGTGGTATAAGGGACCCCTCCATCTTTGCGACCTTAAGGTCCTTTTCGCGCGTATCGCTCAAAACCTTGTTAGCCGTGGCCCACGCTTTGAACTGTTCGTCCGTCCCAAAGGCTTTAACTAGCTCACCCAGCGTCATATGGAGCACGCGGTCAATGTTTTTATCCTTGGAATAGTGGGGCTCGTCCAGGAGCGAGGGCGTCTCTGGGGCCACCTTCGGGGCCGTTGGCTCTTTAGTCTTACGCGGTGCCGGTGGCTTACGCGGTGCCTTAGGGGTCGCCGGGGTCTTTGGCGGTGCCTTAGGGGTCGCCGGGGTCTTTGGCGTTTGCTTAGATCGTATGTATGCCACCGCGTCCGGGTGGTCTATGTCGATCTTACTACCGGATACAGCGCCGCTGAGTAGCGTAACGCAGGCCTTAGTCACAGCGGCGCGCGAGACTCCCGCCTCCTCTGCGAATCTGGCCTTGCTTATGCGTCTGGGGACTTTGTTAACCATATTTGTTAACTATAGCCAAAATTAAAAAACCTGTCAAGTTAACAAATAGGTTAACAACCGTAATTCCGCGAGGCGCGCACGGCTGAAGCAAAAG